CCCGGTTGGCAGAATGGCGAAAACATCGACGTGTTGGTCATTTTTTTAGTGCAGCCAATCCTGTACCGGACTATCTTAAATTAGATATATTTGGATCAGATTTGTTCAAACAAGATATTGAGCGTATAATGCAATTAATGCCGCAAGACAACGAGCAAGATCGTTCAGCTCATGCATACATGGAAGGAATCTTGAACAACGTGTTAAAATCTGAAATAAAAGTAGATAAAGTAAAAGATCTTATAATCTATCTCGACGAGAAGGACCGTCGTCGAGGTACCAACTGGGAACTAGTGTTTCCATGGCTAGTGGAGTTTAAAAAACATGTGGTATAGCAAAGTAACCAACGACTTAGGCAACATTCCAGACTTTATTGCCTACTACGAACAAGAGCTTGACAGTGCCAGGAAGGATTGCCGCATTGGCGGCTTGGTAGAAAAAAATATTACCCAGTTGCCTGGAATCACCGAGCATCGTTTTAATCAACTTCAAGAAATTGAAGCAATTTTAAATCATCTCAATATACAACTACGCAAAATACGACGTCGACATTTTCAAAAGTATCTAGAAGGTTATGCTCGTGCATTGACCAGTCGTGATGCAGAAAAGTATGTAGACGGCGAAGATGAAGTTATTGACTTTGAAACACTTATCAATGAAGTGGCCTTGTTACGCAACAAGTGGTTAGGTATTTTAAAAGGCCTAGACAGTAAACAATGGCAAATGGGCCACATTGTTCGTTTACGCACAGCTGGTATGGAAGACATCACAGTATGACATTTTCACGACCCGGCGAAAGTCATCAACACAGTTTACAAACTCTCAATGCCATGTATCAATACGACGACTTTATGGAGAGTATTTCTACAGTGGCGGATCTTGGTTGCGGCACTGGCGAAGACTTAGAATGGTGGGCAGGTAGAACTACTAAAGATGACAATCCCGAACCATTGAATATACGTTGTACTGGAGTTGACTCTATTAATCAGCTTCGCAATACAAAAAAATACTCTAATATCGTATATCAGAATGTTGATTTCGAAAAAGAAATTTTCCCCCCAAAACAAAAATTTGATATTTTATGGTGTCATGATGCATTTCAATACTGCATAAATCCCTTGGCCACTCTAGGCAAATGGTGGCATATTGTCAGTGAAGGCGGTATGCTGGCCATTGTAGTTCCGCAAACTACCAACTACTATCAAAAGAAAGAATTTTTCACACAAGCCAGTGGTTGCTATTATCACTACACAATTCCTAACTTAATCCATATGTTGGCTGTGAATGGATGGGATTGCCGCGAAGGTTTTTTCTTAAAACGTCCGAATGAAGAGTGGTTACATGCAATAGTATATCAAAGCAGTTACCAGCCAATGGATCCTAAAACTACTACCTTGTTTGAGCTGGCAGAAAAAAAGCTATTACCCGACTCTGCTGTGGCCAGTATCAATGCACACGGATATATAAGGCAACAAGACCTAGTATTGCCTTGGTTAGACAAAAGTCTGCATAGGCTAGTAAATCAATAATAAGTATTGGTATGATTCCAGTGTTTATTGGCTACGATCCTCGCGAAGCTATTGCATTCCATACTTGTGTTAACAGCATTATTAGGCATGCCAGTCAGCCCGTGCAGATTATTCCCTTGGCGTTAAATCTGTTTCAGGACTACGAAGAAACACACACAGATGGCAGTAATCACTTTATCTACAGCCGTTTCCTAGTTCCACACTTGATGAGTTATACAGGTTGGGCTATTTTCATTGACGGCGACATGATTGTGCGCGACGACATTACCAAACTTTGGAATCTGCGTGATCATACCAAAGATGTCATGGTAGTCAAACATGATTACAAAACCAAGATGAAGAAAAAATATTTGGGTAGCAAGAATGAAGATTATCCACGTAAGAATTGGTCTAGTGTAATCTTATGGAATTGCACCAATCATCCCAACAGAAAATTAACACCAGAATTTGTACAAAATTCTTCTGGATCATATCTGCATAGATTTAGTTGGATCGACGACAAACGCATTGGCGAATTGCCGCCCGAATGGAACTGGTTACCCGATGAGTATGGTCCTAACCCTGCGGCCAAACTGTTACATTACACACTGGGTGCTCCGTGCTTTCACGAGTTTGCGGATACTCCTCAAAGTGAAGAGTGGCATAGAGAACGCATCTTTACTGAATACTGCCAGCAAAGGAAAATCTAATGCGGGTGGTTAGTTATATTGCCGGTGTTCCTCCTAGTACCAAAAATTCTGGCAAGCGAGAGATATTGACTAGATTCTCTGATGGTGTTGCCTTGCTAGGAGACCAAGCAGTCAAACACACTGGATTTAATATCATGCCAGCTGATGTTGCAGTTATTCAAGGATGGACCCACGAACAAGGTAAGTCGGCACCGCACTTGACTCTTAGACAACAAGTGATAGATGCACAACAACGCACTGGTACTCGATTGTTGGTGATAGACAGCTGTCTTTTTAATTATAAACAAAAAGATCATCCAGCCAACTACCTGCGTTACAGTTTTGATGGAGTGTTCCCTAGTACTGGCAATTACTTTGATAGCATTATAAACCCGGACAGGTGGAAACAGATATCTCGAGACTTGGACGTTCCTTTGCAACCCTGGAGAACACACGGCGATCATGTCCTAATTTGTACACAGCGACAAGGTGGGTGGTCAATGAAAGGTCTTGGTGTCATGTCATGGTTGAACCAAACCGTAGAAGAAATACGGAAATATTCTGATAGACCTATTAGAGTTCGTGCCCACCCTGGAGATAAACAATCTAAAACGTATCTAGCACTGGATCCTTGCTGGACTACTAGTACTAATCCAGAACTCAAAGACGACCTATACAATGCCTGGGCAGTGATCACATACAATAGCAGTCCAGGTGTGGCTGGAGCCATAGAAGGTATCCCAGTTTTTATCACAGATCCCGTGCCACAAAACAGTCAAGCCTGCGCTGTGGCCAATACGGATTTGAGTCAGTTAGATGTACCAAAAACATTTGAACGGCAAGCCTGGGTTGAGCGTTTAGCTATGAGCCACTGGAACTTTACGGAACTCAGCAATGGCGCAGCCTGGCGGCATATACGTCAGTTTGTTTAACGTCCAAAGCCCCGCTGGCGTAAGCGTAGTATTAACTCAGGGCCTTGATCACTTAACCACGCAGTATAAGCTTCGTCGTCGGAGTTTTTAAACTGACTGGTTTCTTTATACAATCCATCACGTTTGGTTTTGTCTTCTGAATAGTGTCGGTGTTCAACAATGACATCATCTAGACGATGCTTAATTCTTAGTTCGTCGCCAATGTATCGATATACACTATCAACACAATAATGCCTGACCACAGGCAATCCAAACCATCCTTGTGCTCGTACTAGATCACCGCCGACACAAGGATGCGTGGGTAGTTTGGTTTTTCTACCTAGATCGTTGGGGTAAGAAATACCGCCTGATCCAGCACGTTCGACCAAGAGTTGATCCCAATGTACAGTTTGTGGCACAAGATCATCGGCCAGGATTCCATACCATGCTTGGTCAGGGTGTGCTTGAAACATTTCTTCCATGGCAGCTCGTAGGCCTAGTCTAGGTCCTACATGTATAGTAAACTGATTGGGCCATGGCAGAGAAATTAATTCGTCAAGGTCTGGATCACACTCATCTAAACGAACATAAACTGGAGTTGATGCGTGGCTATCAATCCAGCCGCTAATAAATCTTTTGCAGTTGTCGACTCTGGTACGGGTAGCTAGAATCCACATAATTATTTGTTTTTGTTCATCATCTTGTTCCAAAATTTAGTGCGAGTAAGACTTTGTTTGCCGTCTTTTTCCACTAACGCAATACCTGCAATATAGTTGTGTATCTGTATCTTGACATGATATTGATTGATTGCATTGTCGGCAGGTAAAAAAGTTTTTTCATACGTGCTTAATAATTTTCTAGCTGCGTGTGGTTTTATAACATACCCACAGCATCCTGGCATGCTGGTTTGTCGGTATTCTTTTGCCGCTGGATGACCAGTGGGATCTTCTAAATATGATATGTATCCTTGGCTCTTTGTTGGATGTCCCAAGGCCAGTACTAACACATCTTCGAACTCTACAGGGTAGTGGGCTCTTGACAACACAATATCATCTTCCCAGATCACAATGGGCTGGTCAAGCTCGGCACACAGTTGCCACAATCGATAGTGACTGTAAAAACAACCCTTGACTCCTGGAGTTGATGCTTTGAGTGCTGACTTGTCATTAGGATCTGCGGGACAATCAGGACCTTTGATCCCCCAGGGGTGGAATACACGTTGCTCTTCCTCCATCATACGTACAGCATCATTGCCGTAGGTGCCTTCAAATAATTCTACGTATTCACCGTACTTTTCTAATTGTTGTTTGAGATGGGCGGCAGTAGCTAAACTAGCACCAATTTGACTCAGGCAGATTATATAATTTCTCATTGCCAATAACTTTCTAATCTTTTTTTAATTAAATCTTTTGCATGACTACGACTGTGTGATTTACGACTGCCTTTGAGATGATCTAAATACGCACCCCACTCACTGTTGATCAAGGGATGCCCTTCGCCAGTGATTAAATGACTACTCCAATCTCGAGTCTCGATCAAGACTGTATTTCTTATCGCATCAAATACAAAGCTATCGTGCCATTCGGCTAAAGTAAAAATACCTGTTTCAGCCGAATCATAATAGTCCTGGAATTTTCTTAAAAATTTGTGAACATTGTCGCTGTGTAAATTCATAGCATATAATCCGCATTCGCTGTATTTGCCTTGTCGCCCTAGGTAGCACAAGTCCCGATCGCATAACCGGTCTAGTTGCTCTACTGTGATAGGACTATGACAAATCATATCGGCATCCATCCAAATCAAGTAATCGCTATTAGATTGTCGAGCCGCATCAAACACGCTGTAGACCTTGTGAGCAAAACGCACAGCATCCCACTTAAATCCTTTGCCAGCATCCTTGCGACGTGATCTCACAGGATCTTGACTGACATCTCCGTTGGCTTTGGGAACATTCCGCCACTGACGTTTAAATGTAGTAAGCCCAGAGACTTGGTCAAGATCTCTAACAACAAGATTGACAGCAGATTCGGCCACATTGCATCCTTCGGCGTACACAATAAGTGTTATATCAGCAGGCCAGTTGGCCAGGAATGTATGGATCATTCTTTGACCGTATTGTTTATACCCCTGAGAATTAAATGTGGTAACTACAGTATATTTCACACGGATATTTAGTGATCAAAACCTTAGCCTATTTTCCTTTTCAATGTGCTCAAAACAGTTACGATGTTATGAATGCACTGTTAGAGTCAGCACAACTGGCTGGCATCGCCTTGCTGAAAAATTCAATGGAAGCCGACGCTGTGGTAATATGGTCGGTGCTTTGGTCGGGTCGTATGCGATCAAACAAACAGGTATATGATCACTATCGAGCACAAGGTAAGCCAGTAATCATTGTCGAAGTTGGAGCATTACATAGAGGTCGTACCTGGAAGATTTGCCTAAATAATATTACTGCCGATGGCGATTACGGACACACAGAAAACTTAGATTTTGATCGCCCACGGAAGTTGGGCATTAGTTTAGGAGTACCGGCATTTAATCGTCCAGAAATTTTAATTACAGCACAACATCGGCATAGTTTACAAGTTGCTGAGTTGCCCAGTGTTGAAGCATGGATCTATCAACAAATCGTTCGATTAAAACAATTTACAGATCGTCCTATTAGAGTTAGACCACACCCTAGATCAAAACTTGATGTCCGACTACTACCTAGTGACATTGTATTTGAAGAACCACATCCTCTGGCCAACACCTATGACAGTTTTGACATGCATTTTGATTGTCATGCTGTGGTTAATTATAATTCAGGAACAGGCATCCAGGCTGCAATGTCTGGAATTAGACCCATAGTGGATAGAACTAGTTTGGCATATCCTGTGTCAATTTCTTATGCTGAACTAGAACAACCATATCTAACGGACCGTGCTCGTTGGTTGATAGAAATTTCGCACACAGAATACACAGTAGAAGAAATACGGGAGGGACTATGGTTGAAGAGATTACAACTCCTATAGACTGTGCCTGTGTAATTCATGGCACGGCCTACGATTGGTCTTATGTAGAGCGACTGTACAATATGTTGAATAGACATATCACCCAAGGTATCAGATTACATGTTTATACCGAAGCTGATAGACCAGTTCCAGAACCCATGATCAAACATGTGTTAACTGATTGGGGATTAAAGGGTCCTAAACGAGCCTGGTGGTATAAGATGCAGTTGTTTAACCCTGAACATTTTAAAGGATCACTGTTGTACTTTGATCTTGACACGGTCGTTATTGATAACTTAGACTGGTTGGTAAAATTGCCCACTAATAATTTTTGGGCTGTAAGAGATTTTAAATACTTGTGGCGTCCCACATTTTACGGCGTAAATTCCAGTGTGATGTATTGGAACACCGTCCAATTTGAATCAGTTTGGAAACAATTTTGCCAGGAAAACTTTAACACTGTGATTGCAGGATATCCTGGAGATCAGGACTATATAACTGCGGTAGTTCCAGCAAACCAACTTAAATTTTTACCTGTAGAACGAGTAAAAAGTTGGCGTTGGGAATGCCTAGACGGCGGCTACAATTTTAAAAAACAACGGTTTTTGCAACCTAACACCGGTACAAATCCCCCGCAAACCACGACAATACTGGTATTTCATGGTAATCCTAAGCCTGACAAAATTACAGATTTTTATATAAAAAATCATTGGCGATGATAAATATTATTAGGAGACTTAATCATGACTGAATATGTAACACCACCAATACGTACTTTCCAATTTTTTGGACAAGGCTACGGGGACACCCCGGTAAATCTGGTCGCCAGTATCAATGGCACTGAACTTTTTAATGGCACAGTATCAACGGTTCCTGTTCCTGTTCCTCGTATACTACCACTTGGATTAGATCTTGCCGATCAGGTGCTGTTGTTTAGTGTAGAATTTGCAGGCGCAATCGCGCCAGGAAAAACAGTTCCAACTACTCACGGATCATTTCCTATGACAGTCACGGTCAGCGGCGGAGATTCAGTGATACTTGGCATTATTAGAGCCAATTATGCACCACTTCCACCAGATGGCGCGACAAACGGTAGCCCAGATGTATTTGGTGGAATATTCAATGGGGATGCGCGATCAAATGTAGCCATTGATGGCGTAGTACAACCAGAACCACCGCGCGAAGAAGGCAAAAAAGGATCATATTCTTGGGCAGTTCCTGCAGGATCAACTTTGTCTTGCACTTTAAATATAACCTAACCAGTTTAAATTTGCTATATAAAAGCACTGCCAGTCAGTGCTTTTTTTATTGTAAATAACATGTCTATTTCTTATCTTGATTTTTCTAATCTTACTGAAACATCAATCGCGGCCTGGGCCGAACTGCCAAACAAGCAGTTAATCGATACAACCGACATAGGCACCAATGATAAAAAACAAACTTGGGCAATCACTTTTCGAGTTGGAGATGATTGGTTAGCAACCCCAGCTGAAAACTTTACCCCAGCG